GCAGTACCACTCTGCACCACGAAATTCGAGCCATCCAGCTCTAACTCATTAAGGATATGAGATACACCACTAATAGAAGATTCGGCATCTTCTGTGCCTTCTTTTTTAAAACAATTGCCAGGTCTGATGGTATCCCCACACGATAAACCTATACGTGCGGGACCGACCGTCTTGAGGAAATACGGTATGTCTTCCAGACTACTAGCCTCCAAGTCCTCACTTGTGGTAACCTTAGTAGAAAGGGAATTGCATTCATGCCAAAGCATAGAACGTGTGGTGTAATCGTTGTTAAGAACAGGTAACACCAAACCATGTTCTTCGAGAACCTTAGACATTGCCAATCTAAAGTTCTCAAATTCTGCGGGGCCATGTAGAAACATTTCCTGCAGTGCTCCCGTAACAACAGCGAGAGCATGTTCTTCTCGCGACACCTTGGATTTTGTGTCGTAGCAATGTAAGCTTTTGAAAATGGAATCTTTTCCTAAAGCTCCCACTCGACAACCAAGAGCCTCATGGTAAACGGAATGTCGCTTAAGATATTCAGCTTCTGCGAGCGGAATAAAAGGAACAATATCCAAAGACTTTGAAGCGTCGGTATAAATATAGCCAAAACGTCCCAACACATCGGAAATGGTGACCATTGAATAATCATCGCTATCAGTAGTGGCAAGATTATCGTCACCGTATACTTGCAATGCAACATGGTCACGAAATGGTTCAACAACCAAACCCTTATCTTTGCGACTAATATACCAAGCGCACCGTAGCAACAACGAATTAACGATGCAATTGATGTGCGCAGTTAGATTTTGTCCACTAGGGTTGCCCGCTTTCAAATGTAACAAGGTGCCTTCCATGGCAACGACGGGATTGACAATGTCGCTAGCAATGCATTCCATGATATGAATTTCATGTTCAGTGGCACCCAAAGCTCTTGCGAATCTTATCAAACAAGTCCATGCTCCTCGGGTCATTTCGGGACCCATAATCTGATCATAGTTCTTGTAATCACCAGCTATGCATCTTGCTGAGGAAAACTGCTCGAGATGTGAAATCATTTGCTCCCACTCATCTGATGCACAATTGATGCCGACTGAGCATTCTGACAACAATGGGCACTGTGACATTTTTGCTGCCAAATCCAAGAAATACTCACGAACTATGACTTGAAAAGCAGTTGGAGCAACCTGGAAAAGTCTCTTCTTATCCTTTGCCAAGGCTATGGCTTCGTTCTTGGGGCTGCTCTTAAAAACAGGATATGCGCGCTCCGACTTCGCGTAACACTCCAAAATCCTCGATTTTTCTTCAATTAGCTCAGGTCCCAAACCATACGGTTCATTCCATTCAGGCCAATCACAATTGTCCAAGGGCGTCAAAAAATCCTTCTTCTTTCCGGTAAGCGGAAAACCAATAGCTGTGTTTTTGTTTAAAGCATCAATCCAACGACAACCATCAATGCCACATACACTCTGCATTTCAGTAAGCTTGTTGTATGTCAAACCACAACCCTTGGCCCAGGATATCAAAGGATCAACCCAATCATCCATAGCCCAACACAACGCATCAGTGTCCATCTTTGTGGCTCCTGTAGCAACATTGGTGATAAAATTTCTCTCAAATTTCCATGGATGTTGCGAGGGATTTCCCCATTTCTGAGGAACCCCACAATGGCTTTCCACACTGGAAGATATCATGGACGTGACAATAGTTGGTCTAAAGGTACTCTTTCCTACACATGAACCCAAAACACCAATGTTAGTATACACCTCATCGATGAAATTGGTTGGGCACTTGTGATGTACCGTCTCAGATTTTAACACGGCTTCGCCCATAATGGTCAACGGTAAAGAACCTGACTGAACTTTGACACTCATGCCTACTTGTTTTTCCAAGCAAGAGATAGCATTGTCGACATCGCTACGTGTGAGATTACCATAAATACCTCTGTCGGCTCCTGTGCAACCACCAAGATGGAAACCAACTATAGCAGTTCGCTTGCCTTTAGAAACATAGGTTCCAATACACAAGCCACTGAAAGTGCCTGAAGGCACAGTTGAGTATCCACCTGAAAAATAGTTGCTACCATTGTGTTTAACCTTACCAACGTTTTGAACGTGCGCAGGAAATTCTTCCAAAACTCCCTTGTTATTACGATAATGGAGAGAAGCTGGACCAGAATAAAAACCGTTTTCAACCATCATGTACCTAATGTCACGTGCATCTCCAATAGAGGGCATATGTACAAAACAAAAATCACAGTTCGGCAAGGCATAACAATCCCTAGAATATGCGCGATTAACGAACGCCGCGCCCAATTCTTGTGGGCCTCTGCGAATGATACGGTAATTAAATTCCGTTTTTTGTCTGCCTGTAAGCAAATTTTCATTGTCCATTAAAATGTGTCGAGGAATCATCAACACATTCGTGGTTACAATCAGACCGTTGCAAACTCGCCAACACCCCTCGTGCTCAACAGAAAAGTGTATCAAGTGTTTTTCAAGACGACTTGAGACGTTATCATGCGTCATGGTTTCAGCACGGGGTCCAACACTAATCTTTTCAGTCACGGGAATGCGATATGGATTTACTTCACTATCGCGAGCACATACATCTTGATAAGACGTTGGTGAAAGATTTCCATGTGGTGCAATGTCAGAGCCACGAGCGCCAACTTTCTCTTCAAAAGACAAAAGCGGGTTTGGAAACTTTAGAATTCTTTGATCAATTGGAGCACCATTGGCATCGACTGTCCGCACAGTAAAATCTACTGACGGATTGGTAGAGATACCAAATGGAGCAAAAACAACCCCGTTTGTAACCTCCCTTCCTGCTCTAACGAATTCTTGCAAAACACGGACTCCAGTGTATATAGCTCCAATAGCTCCTACAAACTTAATCGCTCGAACAACGTACTGTTCTCGCACGTTTTTGGAAACTTCACACAAGGCATCACGTCGGGACAATAACCTTCTCTCAAGTCCTGCATCAACTGTAACCACAAACGCTTTGTAACTAATAGCCAAAGCGACTGTGCTCATTCCAACAACAATCCACGGCATCTTCTTCATGAAACCAAGGTAAATGCTGTGTGAAAATGCCCCAATAAAGCACATACGTGAAAACAGCACAACTTTTGCATTTTGAAGTGCAACAGCCCTTCTGATGGCATACTTACCAACTCGCGTGTCGATCAATGTATCAGGGATATAATCAGTCCAAGTATTAAATACACTCTGTCTCCAATCTTTGAAAAAACAAAAAAGGGCTTGAGTTGAAGCGTGTTCAAAATAAGATATTTCGCCCAAAACGAAATTCTTAACTGATTTGAAATAACCATTAAACCACGAACGCAAAAACCATCCAAGGGTCGAACCGACCAAAGCACCTGACTGTTGTTCGACAGAATCTTCTTCTGAATCAACAACGATATCAGCGCAAACCTTACATTGGTCACACTCAGAAATGAGCGGTAACCCATGTTTGCATTTGGCAATGCGATCAACCACATTCAAACTGCGGCTAAGCAATGCGCGCTGATTAGCAAAATATCTCTTTGAATCATAGCACAAAAACCGAAGATAAGTCTCGTAATTCACATTTTCCATTTTCTTTCCTTCAAATTCAGCAAATTTATAACCAACTTGCTCGGTGTTACCTCTAAAGCCTGGTTTAACGAAAGGAACTGTCACAGTAATGTTCCAAACATCCAGTTCATGAGGATCTATATCACTCTCACCATTTTTCCCAAACTTGGCAAAAACTTTAGCCGAATCGAGCTGTATACCGTTAACCTCATCAGAACCATCCGTTCTAAATTCTGGTTTAACTTCCAGTTTAACGCAGATTTGAAATCGGCACAAAACCGAAGATGGACAGTTTGACGTTTCATATGCATCTAATGAAGGATGATTGGTACTCAAAAAGTACACTTTTGCATTACAAGCAATCTTGCCCTTATCTTCGACAGCTGCCATGTTGGCTGAGTATGGTTTTGAATTAACCACATTGATGATGCGTGCAGCGGCTGAAAAAGGCGCAAATTTTGGCTTTTGATTGGCTACGTCGTCGTCTATTATTGCTTGAACATCCGAACGCATGTTTGAATCATATTGATCAGTGTCACTCTGAGTTATAATGACGTTATCTGAAGCCTCAAAACCATTTGCCGACAAAATATATACAACAGAATCACGAGTGAAAGTTGTCTTACCAACTCCACTTGACGCGTGAACCATACCGGCATAAGGTCTGATCCTTTGACAGCTGGCAGCTTGTGTCGCCAAAAATTTGTTGTAAATGTTCTCCAAACTCTCATGATGTCGCTGGTAAAGCACTTTCTCGAATGATCCCTTTTCCAATGTTCGAATAGCTCCTTTGAGCGTGTCCAAACACGTTACAAGACGCTCACGATATTGATCAACTGTAACACCATCTGTCAAATTCTCTATTGAACCATTGGTAGCACTAGCAGCGTTTGCTTTGAGAAAAGATATCTCAATTGCAAGCTCGCTAGACTTGTCGGTCATAAACAATAAAGGACTCAAAGAACGAGTCTCTAAAATGGCATATCCAACTTCAAAAAAGTAAATAACAGTTTCCATCATGGCATCAAAAACATCGACGGCAGAAACTTGTTTGGCCTTGACTGATTTGGAAAACAGTTCAAGATCCCCAATAGAGAACTTAAACTTACCGGGTCCAATGACACCAAGCAAAACGCATGCACTAAGCAATGTCGACAAGCTCGAACTCAAAGGATGAGTTTTCATCAATTTCCAATTGGTTAGAACATCTCGGAGCGAATCTGCCCATGATGGGCCACTTGATTGAGGAACCGTAGGACACACAATGGAGCTAAACAGATTATAAATGTGACTCAAATCTGTTTCCTCAGGAAAAAGAGCTCTAACAAGAGTATGTGCTGCGACTATGCGCGCTGAAGTGTCGTCACCAAGGCGCGACATAACGTACAATTGCGCAACGATAACATCCAATTTATTCAAAAATTTTGAAATAATTGGTGGAAAAGAGTGTGTGGCCATTGCAGCCAATCCAGACTGAGGATCAATTTGTGGCAAGCACACATCAAATCTCTTACTGAATAGCAAGCAAGTGGAGACTCCCATAAAATCTGGGAAAATGTCCATACCACTCTGTGGGAAAAAGGAATATTTCTTTCCTTTCTTTCTCGCAGTTTTAGAACTCTGCGAGATTGGTCCAGCTGGAAAAGTGTCAGGTGGCAATTTACTCCACGTAACAACTTTATCACTGCTAGAATGTGATGGATCAACTGGTTTTTCCTCACCAGGATCCACACGGGACGCAGGAGCGTCCATCGAAACAGGTTTTTTCCAATTCTGTTTCCCTTGTTTTTTTGACATCTTATTTTTCCTCAAAACGTCGTTGAGATGTGGCGCATGCCAATCTTCTTTGCGTGATGGTGGCAATTTCTGGCCTCTGCTACCATTACTTTGACTAGATTTGGTCCATCTAGTGGCATGTTTGCGTGCTACATGCGGTGCCATTTTATTGTGGCGAAGTGTGATCTGACTAAACAAATTGTTGATGTCAATCAGATCTTGGTCAGTTTTTGTCTGACCAGAAATTTCTGTTCTTCCGGTTTGTTTGTTAGTAGACATTTAAACAAATAAAAGTCTCCCAACATCCAAACCAGAAGAACAAAAATTTCCAAAGTTGTAAAACTTGGAAATTTCTGTTCAACTGGCGAACCAAAGTTTACTCCGTTCTTGCGAACTTTCATATCAAATATTTTAACATCATCTCATCAGATGATAGTGGAAAACTTAATAAATTTAGGACATAGTGCAACGGCTAAGCCGTTCCCGCACATCATAATCCACTCAAGTTCATTACGCTTGAGGCAAATTTATAAAATTTAACTAAATGACAGGGTTTTCCTACCTCTTTTGATTCTACGAATACTGTGTCTTCCCTCAAAAATTGGAGGGGTGCCACATGGGAATGTAGACCGTTAGTAGTATTTCCAGGGTTAAAGGCCTGTCAGCCTGGAAAACGCAATCCTTTCTCAGAGAGAGCTTTGATAAAGCAGTAAATGCGTCGGACACACATATACATCTGCATAGTATTTATTGAGGAAAATACTAACCTAGATTTTTAAAAGATCGTCCCCGATCGAACGTTCCCTACGCGGACCAGCGTAGGACACGGAATCCTGAACAACAGTTCAGTTACACCGTCGTTTTGTTTCTTACACAAACATACAACGAACAGTCATTATCCTTGACTAAAGCGGAAATTTCGACATAACAGGCTAGAAGCTCTACACGTGTCCCATATAGGGACCGTGTATAAGCATAGATAGTCTCCTATGACAACGATAATCTGCATATAGCGGAAAAGCATTATAATTTTCATCTCGAAACAAAACCTACCTAGGGTGACCCCTAGGC